GTTGTATTGACTACTTTTCGAAGGAAATTCACACTGAACAATTAGGTTGAAGACACTCCGCTTGATTAAACAAGTCCTGGGGCCAAACTCTATAAGTTGATATACACGAATCAGCTTAAGACTACCAAAGTTTCCAAAAAGGCTTTGTAATAGTCCCGCATCAACGGTCATCTCAACAGATATTTTAATTGTTCACGAATCATCGTATCTTACACGTTCCATGGGAACATTCCGCTGTTAGCTCTTATGAAGTTCTTTAAATTCAGCACACTTGACCAAAGTGTCTGTTAATTGAACAACGAGCTCAGCCCGGATTACGTATGATTTCACTAGTAGAGGAACTAGGTTCTTACTAGGGTTATTCCTGTCTCATTAGTCGCAAATACAACTCACACCCCGCTCTTCGCAGGCCCACCTACAACAGGTGAGGACGATTGTTAGAGAGCACGCGCTCGAAAGGTAAATAATTTTATTTATCATTGTCAAATAAGCTTTAATCCAAGATATAAGGATAGGGGGCTAGTCTTACAACCGTTTGGGTTACAGTACCAACATCAAATAGACCTATAGTGATATGAAAGTCACTTGAAAGGACATTGATGAGGTACGCACCAAACAACTGGTTCGTGCCAGAATTGGCACCGTCGCTAGACTGTAATGCATTAATCGTTCCATTAACAACAGTTAGAACTACTGTGTCTGTGGACTGCATTCCCGACCCCGCAAGATTCAGGTACATTAAATACTGACCTGTATCTCGGACAAAGAAAGAATTATTAGTACGATATTCGATCCGAATTCCTCCAGTTAACTCACTCATGCCGAGACCTAATGGTCCGGCAGGTGAAGTCGAGGAATTGAAGACTGCCCTTGCTGAGTAATTATAGGCTAGTGCGGCTCCTGCCGGCTGTGGAGTATGAAGTGTTACATCATATGTGACATAAAGTTCTCCTGCGGCCAGTTGGGAAGACACACCCTGTAAACCTACATAAAGATTTCCAACATCAAATGTTTTGATATCTGAAGACGCTGAAAGCGGAACAGACGATCGAACATATCTTTGAATGCCGAATTTCTTTAGGTCCTTACTCGAAGCTGCACAACAAGCATGACTCCAGATGTTACTCCTTACGGAGCCCTGGTAGGCCATTAAGTCCTGTTTTGTAGCTGGTCCTGGATCAGACGCGTCGAAATCAATACCCATTATTAGTGTACCTCGATCTGTAGTAGCACATGTGGATTCAAATTCAAACGAAAGTGAATTGAAAACATATGACTCATACGAGTTCGCAATGGCTTGAAGCCATTCGAAAGTGGTACCCACACCAGGGTTGATTGGACGAGATATTGTATGGAAATTGACTCCAATACTCATAATATCTGTAATGAACTCACGGTGTCGGATCCGAACTGATCCATCACCACGAGCTGAATAAGATATTGTCGCTGATTTGTTCACGAATTGTGAACTCATCGAAGTTGGAGCCATTACAATATTTTCTTTCTTATTATTTTTGTTGTTTTGTTGTTTGTTCTTAGTTTGTCCAGATTTGTTCTGGCGGACTGTAGACTTCGCCGCACTTGTTTTGGTTTTTGTAGCATTTGTACAATTACAAGCATAGCTAACGCTGTGTAATCGGGTTCTTTTAACGTGGAACCAGCACGACAAAACATTTAAGCGTGAATAACAACATAACAATATGACAATGATAATACTCTTCTATCTAACAAAAAGAATAATCACAAACGATGCGAAAAAGTGCTGTGTCAACATTTACATTCTTGTTGACATCACTCTTCAAAGTAAAAGGGAAGAGTTTCTTTGCATCGTATTTCTCACTGATCTTTGAGAAAAATTTGGTCACAGTGTCCTGGAGATACTCACTATTAGTTTCAGTGATTGTAATCTCGGACAGTTCTCGATCGAACTCCCTTAAGGGTCCATAACCTATGTGAATTTTCTTTTTGTTTCTTGTTTCTCTCTTTCCAACACTATTTGACATACCATCATTCTTGAAACCTACAATAGTAAAATCTAGGGTTCGCTTGATGAGTTTTGCTAAGCACATTTGGAATCTAGTTACGTGATAGTCAATACCGTCATAGACCGGGAAACTGAAACCTCCTAAGATCTTAGGGAGGAACAGGTTATACCGTCCACGACAGGTTATTTTCTGGATATCTTCATGATTTCTAGTGAGAAATTTGGCGTAAGCCAACTTCTTATTAGAAGCACCTCCTACACTTCGAGTGTAGGAATCATAAAGATCCACAGCTTTATCACGTACTTCTCCACGAGAGCCTCCTAATTTCGAGGTTCCTGAAAGAAGTCCAAAATTGCAAAACTCAACTTGTGAAAACCTACCATTATAAAACTGGTAACAAGTTGAATTGATTGTCAAAACCTTCTCATGTATATAATTCTTACCGACACTTAGATCAAAACCGATTGAAGCTACTCGAGCTTTCCAAAGCTCGTAGTGTTCTGGATTAGTTCTAAAAAGGATATCATCCCCGTTAATCAAACAGGGTAGTTCTTCGAAAAGAACTTCACATCCTAAATAATCCTCAATCGAAAGTTTGTATGCGATAAGATTACTCGTGCAAAGAAATGGGAAACTCAAAGGAGATCCCATTAACTGACCGTTCAGCTGTTCAAATGGATCTATACCGAACTTATTCGGGTAATGGATCTCATGAGAGCCCAGTGTATTCGCATAGGCTTGAGCCAATGGAGTACTGAACTTTGACATTGCTGTCAAAAGTCCAAGCTTGGAGAACGTTATTTTAAGATTGTCAGTAGCTGCAGAGTAGTCACCGGAAACAAAGTGTGAGAAGGTCATACCCTTATTTTCTAGATACTTTTCCCTCTCGATCATCCTATAAAGATGATCAGGTCTGAGAGGGTCACCCGTCAGTTCAAACTGAGGGAAGGTTCTTAAGTATCTGAATAAACTTTTCTGAAAGCTCTTCGATAGATAGTAATCCACCGCAGGTCCTTTAGTTATGAGACGAACCTTTAAAGGTTCGAGTATGGCAGCGACCATGGCTTTTGGCCGTTCGCTAGAAACGAGACTATTAAGTTCGTTCCATACTGGTGTTCTAACACCTCTTAGTTCTTTAACTATTCCAGGACTAACTTCGATCATCTTGTGTAATACAGATGAAAGAGTGGAGGATACTACTGATCTATGGACTTCACAATACACATCGTTGGAGATATCTAAAATCTCTCCACGAGCACCACCGTTGGAACGTGTACGTTCCCAACAGGCCGAATTGCTGATTTCATAATCCTGATCCAAATTAGGATTTAGATTCTTAAAGAATTTGACATAGTTCTGACAGTAAGCTTCAAGCTCATCGTCAATAAACGTGTAATCGTGACTCAAAGTACAAGTATTGTCTACTGTACTGAGTACTGATTTATGTTTAAGCATAGTCATCTTTATAAAGGAATCATCAGCAAATTCACAAGCTCTTTTTACTCCTTGGAGTAAAGACCAAAAGAACTTGAGATTCTTGGTGTAATGTGATTTCGAGAAAAGTCTCACTTTCAACCACGATCTTACAGCACAATTACCTGGAAAAGGGTAATTCCCACTGATATTATCAGGACGGGGAGGTAAGTCGTTCTTAAGAAAGAAAGCGAGAGGGTAAGCAGTGTAATATTTTAATGATTTAATAAAACAATCATATGGTATATTAACCAGAGAAACAAAGATAGATAGTAAACTTTTAGTACTAAACCTAAGAAACAACTTCTCGTCAGCATCAGCCATGCAATCTACGATTGCACGAGTCGCCTTTAGGGCCGACTTGACGTGAATTGGTTCAATACCATAAAACAGAAGTTTACTTCCTTTCGAGCAACGCGGCATATCACACCCTAAAGAATCAACTAATGAAGCTCTTGTAGCTTCGCATAGTGATTCCTTTAAGACAAGGTGTGTGCCAAGATCTCCAGCACTGGAGAACTTGCCGTGTAACAAACAATCGAGGATGGTCATGTTGAATTTATTAATAGAATTCATGGATCGGTCCTGAGTAGC